TTTAATATCATTAAGCCATGTGCGCATTCTTGCTGTTTAGGTTTGGTCGATAAGGCTTCTGCAACATCACCGACTGACCAAGTTGTCGGTTCGCTTGCTGGCTTAGCATCATCTGCAAATGACTTTCTGAGTGCCATTTCAATAATCTGCGAATTGCCACTTTTGCCATAAATGTTTTTAATTGGTTCATCATTTACCTTTTTCATGTCATCTTTTGTAGCTGTTTTGTCAGATCCTTTAAGCAAAATAATTGCTCTACCTAATGCGCTTGTCGCAGTATCCTCAACATAAAACTTTTTCATGTTTTGGATATAACTCTCGCGTGCGCCAAATGCAACATTGCTAACTGCCGGTGATGTGTCTTTGCTATCTCGCCACAGGGTTGCTTGCACCAAGATATAACCATTAACTGCATCATGGCTGATGACTGAGATGTCAGATCTGCCTGATGGGAAATTGGATATAAACCATTTGTTAAGAGTAGCAACATCCTCATAATCGGCTAAGTTAAATGCCATCACTATTTCCAATCGTCTGTGTCGTCTTGCATGGCATCTGTGATGCTCTTGGCAATACTGATGTAGGCAAGGCAATCCTCGTAATTGTCAAGTTTCGCAGGATCTTCAGCTTGCCGGCTGATCTTGACCAATGCCATACAAATTGCCACTTCATTTGGTTGGATTGGATAACCAATATATGCACTCCACAGTTCGGCAATCCTTTTGTGGTTTGTAATTGGATGCCCATAGCTGATACCTCTCGCATGAATAGTTTTGATGACATTGTCAAATAACTGTTCAGTTGTTGTTGTCATAATCAAACACCTGATCTCGCTTGCTATCTGTGATCCTGCGGTGCATGTCATAGCCGTCTTTACGACCTTTCCAGTAACCCGACTGAAAGGCATTATCTTTGACTGTTGAGTAAATTCCCCAAACAATAAAATAAGCAAATACGCTGTAAAGCACTATCCAAGCTGCTGTTGTTTCTATCATGTCGCTCCCTACATATACACAGGCGATCTGTGCATACATAAAGTATGACCTAAAGCAATGACCTTCGGTTAGTTACTTTCGGCGTGTTCTATAACGATTAGATAACGCCAATATCCTCAAATTCATCGATATGATCATCAATCGAACGATCCCGATAGTCGGTTTCAAGCCCCATAAGTCCTTCGGTTGTATGTAAAACTGCCATCATGATTAACTGGGATCAGCTCTACTTGATGTCCTTTATTGCCAAAACTGAGCACAGTAAAGCCCATGTTCCAGTCGGCTGAATTGTATTTGAGATAAGAGGCTTTACGCATATCCATAAGGTGCCCTGCCTCAATGCCCCAAATCGTTGAATAACGCCCGTTTAAGCCAGTTTGATGCCTAACTGCACCCTGCCTATGCGAGTGCCCACAAACCACGCTAGAATGCCATTTCTTGGCTAAATTAAGCCCTGTTATGCCTGCGTGCTTAGACATGTTGCCCTCATCGCCATGAGCCAAGTGCCAGCCCTTTTCAAACTCGTAGGCTCTCTTATGAAATCTAATTCCTAAGCTGCTGAAATCCATAAACTTATCGTAAGCCAATTCCGGTAATCCAATAAGTGATGGCGCACCTTTAAGCAATGTTTGATAAATGCGATCCGTATGATTTGATCTGACTATATCTGTCGTGCCTAAATCGTAAAGAATTTCTTGCCCTAATTTTCTTTCTTCGTCAAGTGTTTCTGCAAACTCTAATTTGGTATTTTTTGCCCAACGCGACTGACTCCCCAGATCCATTTCATCACCAACATTTAATACAAAATCAAACTTTTCATGCCTTGCCATTTTAATTAGGTTAGACACCGCTTTTGGATGGTGTAGTGGAATTTGCAGGTCAGGCGTTACGAGATACCTACGGTTAGCCTTAATCTTCATCCTCATCGTCAGTTGGATCTATGGAAGGAATAATCCCACCATCGCCTACGACCCAATCAGGAAAAGTCTTATGCTCGGTCATTAACCAGAATGCGTGCTCTGGTGTAAATCCTGCTTTACGAGCTGCTTTGTAACATTCGTGCAACGCAATGTAATGCGCATCAATCTTTGATGGATCAGGAGTGTGGCGAACTACGCGCCTATTGATCTTTGTCCGTTTAGTGGTTTTGCGTGTGTTCGCCATAAAATAAATTATCGCTTACTAATTAACATAAACAGATCATCAACACGCGCTTCTAATCTGTTCAATTGATCCTTCATGCTTGAGCCACCATTAGGTTTGAGTTCTTGCAAATAGGATTTAATAACCCAGCGTAGAACCAACAATATACTGCTTGCGATGGCGCATGCGCCAACGGCTAATCCAACCCATTCGTTCGGTGTCATTTCGCATTAAGTCCATAATCAACTTCTTTGCCTGAACTTGGATCAATTGCTTTAGCAACAGGTGCAACTATTGAACCAAGCAGAATTGCATACTCTGGTCGAATGTCGGCTGCAATTGCCAATAGGACAGTAATACCGGAAGCTGCAACAGCTCTTAGATATGACTTAATTGCTGCTTTGTGTTTGTTGCTTAGTTTCATTACTTGCCTCCTAGTAGTGGGATGTTAAAGAACTTGCCTTTTTGATTTGGTTTGAATGAAATGTGAATATGTTTGTGATGGGAATTTATGCCTCTATATTTGCGCCACTTCCAACCTAACAATGGAGATGCAATCTTGCCAACATGGATTATGTAAGTAATTCGCTTGTCAGTTTTAGCAGCAACTCTAATTTGCTCTGCTAAGTAAATGCTCATCTCAGGCTGATCGCATAATTTGGCATCCACATCGATTGCACAAACTTCATAAGTATCTGGCAATGGATTGTGATCGCTCTTAGTGTTTTGGTGCTTTTGATCCCCGATCCAACCATCCGACTTGCGCGATCTATCGGCAAAACTGTCGTCAATTTGCTCGCGCAATTGCACAGCTGCTTTAGATAACCAAGCCTTCATTAGCCAAGTATCATTTTGAGTTCATCAGCAGTTAAACCAATGCGATCAAGGATTGCTGCTTTAGTAGTTTCTTTTGCATCTGCTTCGGCTTTTAATATCTTTTGGTTTGCTACGATATTAGCTTCATCAATTTTTTGTTGATCTTTTTCAGCCTTATTTAATTCTCGCAGAATTTCTTCGCCTGTTTCAACATTTATAATTAACTTAGTCATTATGATACTCCATACAGTCTAATTGTTGTATTTGTCATGTTAGAAATTGTGTCTGTGCCTGAAAGTCTTACAATATCTAAAGAAGTTATTGCGCTTGTATTATCCCAAGTAAAAACGCAATTTGCCGCTTTTGCATCGCTTGAACCGCCATCATAATACGCAAAATTTGCATTTATTACTTTGGCTTTTGTTGCTGATGCATAATTATCAATTGTTACATATCCAGATGAAGCATAACTTATAGCACTTACATTTGAACGCCGACCAAAACTATAAATCTCAACGCCACCAGCAGTTGATGTTAATGATGTTTTTGCTTCACCTTCAACTCTGACTGTTGTACCTGAAACTCTAAGACCTGCTGAATGATAATTTGTGCCTGTGTCATTATTAAATCTTAAACTGAATTCGCTAGTTGCAGCAGAATATAAAATACCAGACCACGCTAAAACCAATTGTTTGTATGTTCCACTTATGCTACTAAATGAAATGCTGGAATTTGCTGATGCAACTGTTTCTGATATTAAAGTCATGCCACCGCTTGTAGGTGTAGCCCACTCAGGAGCAGTCGCGCCTGAATTTACTCGTAGAACCTGATTAGCAGTTCCAAGTGCTAACCTAGTTTTGACATTTGCAGTTGATGAACGATAAGCAATATCGCCAAGAGTTGTTTCAGGATTTAAGTTTTTTGTTGTTGTATCAACAGATGAACCAAGCGTGCGAATAGCAGCTGCGCCATCTTTAACCAGAGCGGTGTCGTCTGGTGTTGTCCATCCATAATTAGTAGTGGTTGCCATATTGTCCTTTATCTCAGGCTACGATTGTAGCGTATTCCCATGTCAATGTTGGGCTTAAAGTGTTCCATGCCTCTGTGATTGGTGTTGTATTCCAACGCATCGCCACTTGACTATAAGCCACAGGCGACAAGTTAATTGTTAGGAATAATTCGTTGAACCTAGTGCTCCATGACCAACCTTCAACATATCCTTCAAACTCACCTGATGAAATTTGAGCAGGTAGGTTTTGAATGTTTAGAGGTTGCCCCATAAATACGCCAAGCAGATTATCCCGATCACTATTGTCAATCTCTGGATTTGTAATTGGAAAGGTAATGCTCTGGAATGCTGGTTGTGGAAAGGCTCTTTGAGCAATATATCGATCTGCCACAGCTTGAGCATCCACAGCTGAGTGAAGGACTGATTGAATGCTTTCGGCTTTGTAGCCATAAGTTGCAATTGATGTTGCAGATGTTGCAGTTTTCTGTGAGCCAAAATTGTTGCCATAGTTTATGTAGATATCATTGCGAATATCACCTGATCGAGTAATTGTGCTAAGTCCTTGACCTAGTGCATGTCTAGCATCAAGATCAACATAGCCATTGGTCAATAAATAATTTTGGCGATGGTCTGCATCGGCATAACCAATGTTGCCTTCATTATCCTCATATAAATATCCAAATGCTGAGTTTGCAATTAGTTGAGCAATGTTAAAAATGGTGTCTGTTTCAGCTCCTCTGTTTTCCATTGTGTATAAGCCCGGCTGATCTATCTCACCAAGTCCTAGATTTAACGCATTAGCCCATGTTTCAGTTGGATCATATCCTGCCCAAGTTGTAGCTGCTGGAACATCATTCCAAGTTCCAAGCAATACGCTAGACAATAGATCATAAATTTGATTGCCATCTTCATCTTGCGAGATTGTTCCTGCATATAATTCTTTTGCTAACTTAACGAGTGATCCCATTGCAAGAACTGTGTATTGAATAACAGTTCCAATTGATCCAGTTGCGCCAACGCTGACTGTAATATCAGTTATGTCGCCACCAAAAATATTCACATAAGCAGCAGATGTATCTTTAACTTGCAGACTCAGACTGTCATTGATGTCGAATGGCAATGTTTGACCAGTTAGTGCCACAAATGTAATTTGCAAATAAGATGGATTTGGTTGCTGATAAATGTCTGTTCGACCAGCCTGATGCTGAATATCGCTAATGGCTATGTCGGTGTAATCAACACCTGCAACTGTAAGTTTCCAATCGGGCGACCATGCGGTCATTATCTACCTACTGTTCCGCCGACTAACAATCCTGCTGATCTTGCTGCGCTTTGATTAAGCACACCTGCCACAGCTCTTGCAGCACCTTCGCCATCTATTGCATTCACTGTGATATTAACTGGATTGCCTGAGCCATAGGTAAAGTTTGATCCGCTATTAGGCACATTTGGTAATCTGTTACTACCTGATCTTGATGGGTCAGGCAATGAACCAACATTAACTCCCGGAATTATATTCACAACTCTAATCAACTCATTTGCAAGTTTTACAACTAAGCCAATTGCTTCTCTTAAAAATGTAATAAATCCTGAAATGATACCTGCAATACTTGCAATGGTTCTGCCAAAACTTTCTGCACCGCGCTGTGTTTCTGTTAATGCTGCACTTAGTCCTGCATCACCTGTAAGTCCTGCAATAAATCCGTTAAGTGCTGGAACACCCACATCATTTATAAATGTAATAAACTTCTCAACCTGTGGCAATAATGCTGTGCCTAGACTTTCTTTAGCTTCATCAAATCCAACCTTCAAGCGATCAATCTTGCCTTGGAAGGTTTCTGCGTTTTCAGCAGCTGCTCCACCATATAATTCTGATAATCTAGTTTGCACCTCTGTAAAAGTTAATGTTGAGAGTTCGGCTTTCGATAATCCAAGTCCTAATCTGCCAAGAGCCATTGTGTTGCCATCTTGCGCACGACCTAATGCGTTTGCAACTGTTTCTAATTCAATGCCTTTGCCTTTGCTAATATCTAAAGCAAGGCTTAATAATCTTTGTGCTTCACCGGTATCTTTTGTCGAAACTGCCAACCTTTGCATGGCTGGTCTAAGTTGGTCATCGGCAACACCAGTCGCTAAAGATGTCTTAAGAATGAAATCCTCAGTTGCCTTTATTTGACCCTCAGTTGCGCCTGTGGCAGTCCTTAATGCATTGGCTAATCTAAGTTGTGCAGCCTCATCCTCTATTGCAGCCTTGACCCCATCAACGGCTAATTTAGTGCCATAGGCAACGGCAGCGGCAGCAGCGACTGCAAAAGCAGCAGCAGCCTTCTTTCCAAACGCTGAAATCTTTTCGCTGTTAGTTTCAACGGCATTGTCAGCTTGACTTAATTTATTCTTAAGATCATCAATATCCGCAAGGATCTTAAGCGATAGGGTTCTGGTATCTCTTGCCACTTATGCCCACTTATCTAGAATGCGATTGTATGCCGCTTCCCACTTGCTAATCAATTCAGGCTGAATTCTGCGAAGCGTTGGATAGATAAACCATCCACGCGAACCTCTGCCTTGTCGTCCTGAATATGCAGGGAACTGTTTGAACTTATTAGATCCAAACTCAACAGCACCCCA